CATTATGAAGGCTATCAAAGGCGGTAAATATACCGATGAAACCTTTGCAAAATTAGAACTCCAATTTTTACAACTTCAGAAAGAGCTACAAGCTCTCAAAGAACTGTCAGTAGACACCCCTGAGCCATCTGAAGATAAGAGCTGTATTACAGTTACTATCAACATTGAAGATACTGAGCATGGTGAATACCCGATGGAAGATGAGCCAATGGCTGAAGAAGAAGTTGAACCTACCGAAGAGGAAGTAGCTCCGATGGAAGAAGAAGTAGCAACTGAAGAAGCACCTGCTGAAGAACCTATGGCTGAAGAGCCAATGGCAGAAGAAGCACCTGCTGAAGAACCTGCTATGGAAACTCCTGTTGAAGGCGAAGACTTAGAGGAGGATGAATATGAGTTATTATTAAATGGACTAATAGAAAGTTATCAAAATGGAAAAAGTTGAACAATTAAAATCGTTAATTAACGAAAACCTTAAAAACGAGGTTGCCGAGCAATTAACCGAAAAATCTACTGCGATTGAGAATCGTTTAGATGAAATCGAAATTAAATTACAAAAATCTACCGAAAACAAAATGGAACAAAAATCATTCGTATCTACTTTTGGCGAATTAATCGCTAAAAACTTTGATTCAATCAAAGAAGTATCTCTTGGCAACAAAGTTGCTATGACCTTAAAAGCTGTTGGTAACATGACAGTATCTGGAAACTTAACTGGTGATGCTATGCGTACTTACCAGCCGGGTGTTGCTGCTGTACCTAATCGCTTATTAAACTTCCGCGATTTAATCCCTGCTGTTTCTTCAGCTACTGGTATCTATACCTTGTATCGTGAAACTGGTTCTGAGGGTTCTATCTCAGTTCAAGGCACTCCGGGTGATGCTAAAACTCAAATCGACTACGATTTAACTGCTGTTACTTACACCGCTCGTTATATCGCTGGTTTCGCTCGTATCGACAAGTCAATGTTACAAGATTTACCTTTCTTGCAAACTGCATTGCCTAACATGTTGTTACGCGATTTCTACAAAGCAGAAGATGCTAAATTCTACGCTGACTTATCAGGTGCTGCAACTGGTTCTACTACCACTTCTGCAACTGTTGACGTTGAGCAAATCATTGATTACGTTGCTAACTTGGAGTCTGCTGACTTCGCAGTTAATGGTATCGTAGTTAACCCTAAGCAATGGGCAAGATTGGTAACTACTAAACCTGCTGATTATTCAGTACCGGGTGGTGTTACTATCACTCCTGATGGCAATATCGCTATCGCTGGTATCCCAGTTTACAAGTCTTCTTTCATCGCTGATGATAAAGTATTGTTAGGTGATTGGAACATGGCTAAGCGTGTTGTTGTTGACGACTTAAAAGTTGAATTCTTCGAACAAGATTCTGATAACGTTCAGAAAAACTTGGTTACTTGCCGTATTGAGGCTCGTGAAGTATTGGCTATCGATCGTCTTGACGCATTCGTATTTGCTGATTTAGGTAACGTTGCCTAATCACTAAAGTAGTTTGGAAAGTATTTATACTGGGGGAATCGTCTTCCCCCCTACTTTCAAAAAATAAAAATTATGACAAAGATAGAAGTAATATTCAATTACAGAGATTTGGAATTGGGTAGAGCGGTAATCGCTGGAGAAAAGTTTGAAGTATCAGACGAAAGAGCGGAATTACTCGTATCAAAAAGATTAGTTAAAATATTGGAAATATCTGACGATGTTAAAATCGAAGAAAAAGAAGAAAAGCCAGTAGTAAAAACGAAAGAATTAAAGGTATCTAAAAGTAAAAAATAATGACATTAGGATTAGACGTACAAATTAAGACCGACTTAACTACTGAACCAGTTACAGTTGCTGAAGCTAAAACATACTTAAACGTAGATTATACTTCATGGGACACGTTAATTGGTACGCTAATTTCATCGGCAAGAACTAAGTTGGAGAAGTACACAGGATGTACATTTGCTACAAAAACATTAGTTTCTACGTTCCAACAGGTTGCAGATAACATAGATATTCCTTATGGGCCAATTCAATCAATCACAAGTGTTAAATCTATTGATGAAACAGGCACAAAGACTACACTAACTGCAGGTACAGATTATCTTGTAACTGGAAATTCATTTAAAAACATACGTTTTTTCGGAATTGATACTCCAATAGAGATTGAATACGTTGCTGGATATACCGCATTACCTGCTGATTTAAAGGTATCTATACTTAAACAAGTAGCTATGGACTTTGAATATAGAGAAGGAACATCTGATGCAAAAATGATGGAGCTTTCAAACTCTGCAACAAAATTAGCTAAACCATATAGAAGAATATTATTATTCTAATGAAGAAATATAAAATATCTGATTTTAAGGAGCGTGTAGATGTAAAATATATCGTTCCTACGCAGGATGAAACTGGTGGTACAACCTCAGCTTACGCAAGTGGATTTACTACATTCGCAAGAGTAGAACCTTATGATGGAGATTTATTTTTGGAGGGTGGTGAGAGAATTATAAATAATAAGTTTGCTTTCATATTCAGATATAGAACATTAACATCAGAGATAACAAAAAGCAATAAATTATATTACAGGTCTGATAATTACATTATCCACTCTATAATAAATATTGATGAGGATAGAGAATATATCAAGATTATAGCTTATAAGAGAAAATAATGGCTTCGATAGATAGTGTTATAAGCGATTATAAAAAATTTATAGAGATTATTAGGGGCTATAGCGAACAAAGAGTAGAAAATACTATTTCTGCTATATCTACAAAGACAAATTCTAAGTATAGTAGCGATGATACAGATCAAAAAGTTCAACTCAGAGGCAACGCTACTGGATTTAGACTATTAGAGTCAAAAAATGCAATAGAGGGATATGTTTTTGCAAATGGAGGGAAGGAATTAATCTATCTTGAATTTGGAACTCGACAGTCCAATAAAGCAACATTGTCTATAAGGGGTGGATTTGAAAGTGAGATAGATACAAATAAGGTAGCTGCTCCGTACAAAATAGATTCACCATTTTACCATAAACAACCAATAATAGGAAGATATTACTTCCTGAATACAATAGACGAAGAGGGGGTGAAGTTTATCAAGACATTTGGTAAATAACTTGTTGATAAAAAACTATTGTAAAAGTAAAATATTTTAACTATATTAGAACGAATTTTAACACATGGCATCTTTAACCGGACAATCAATATCAAGTACCTATGACTCGTTACTTAAACTAACGGATAATGGGCCTATAACTACTTCTTTTAAAGAAATTACGGATGGTCTTGGTAATTCAAGTGGCGTATTTTTAAAATCAACAGGCCAAATCAAACTTGGCAATTATACTACTACAACTTCATTTACAGGTACTGTTGCTGGATATTTAGCATTTACATCTGCTGGTGAAATTATTACTACTGCTGCTGCAAGTGGTGGTATTACAACTTTAAATACATTAACTGCATCTACTCAAACATTTGCAGTAGGAACAAGTGGAACTGATTTTGCTATTAGTTCTGCAACTTCAACCCATACATTTAATCTACCTACTGCTTCAGGTACAAATAGGGGGGCATTAAGTTCTACTGATTGGACTACATTCAATAGTAAAATTGGTGGTAGTGGAACTACAAATACAATCCCTAAGTTTACCGCTGGTTCAACACTTGGTAATTCAAATATTACTGATAGTGGAACTTTAATTTCATTGGGTTCTAACACTACTATTTCAAGCGGTAGTTTAGGTATAGGTTCTTCAACTTTAACTGCATATAACCTAAGGGTAGCAAAAAATATTACTGGTGGAACAACAGCAAGAAGTATAATAGTTGATGGTACTATACAATCTGATGTAACTTCAGTTGCTATTGGTATTGGAAGTGCAGTTAGCACTCAAGCCACAGCGTTTACATTAGGTTCTTTATATCACTTTTATTCGGCTCAAGGAACACTTGGTGCTGGTTCTGCAATTACTGCTCAATATGGATATTATGCTGATTCTACATTAATTGGAGGAGTTAGCAATTATGGATTCTATGGTAATTTAGGATCTTCTGAAGGCCGTTGGAATTTATATATGAATGGTACTGCCAATAACTACATCAATGGAAATTTGGGTATAGGGATAGATATTGCTAACGCTAAATTAGAAGTTTATGTTAACGCAAATTCATTCCAAGGTTCTCAAATTACAAATATAAATACTGGTAATATTGCTGGTTCTGTTACAAATTATTATAATGGGACTGTTAATCAAAAGTTTGGTGCAATCGGAAGTGGTTTTACTACTTATGGAGTTTTAGCGGCAAATGATGCTTTTGTTTATAGTGCAGGTGGTGGTATATCTCTTGCTGCTGAGGGTTCTAATTCAATTAAATTTGGAACTGGAACTTCAACTCCAGAACGTATGCGTATCAATTCAAGTGGTAACGTATTAATAGGTTCTGCAACTGATAATAATAGTGGTGCAAAATTACAGGTTACTGGTAGTATAACATATCAAAATACATTTAATCGTCAAAGTGGTACAAGTTATACCCTTGTTTTAACCGACCAAAATGATATTGTTGAAATGAGTAATGCAAATGCTAACACTTTAAATGTACCTACAAACGCATCTGTAGCATTTCCAATAGGTACAGAGATACAAGTATTGCAATATGGTGCTGGTCAAACTACAATAGCTGGTGCTGGTGTAACATTAAATAGTAAATCTGGACAACTAAAAATTGCAAACCGATTTACTGGTGTAACTCTTGTAAAAGTTGGTACTAACGAATGGTATGTAATTGGTAATTTAACTGCATAATGGGTAAATTATTATCTTCAGCAATTAAAATGCAAAATGGTGCTGCTGCTGCTACTGCTACATTGATACTTCAATTAGTTGATGCATCGTCTATGACTTGGGTTAAAAATGGAGTATATCAAGGTTCAATTACAGGTACTCAAACATTTACGTTAAATGCAGGAGATACATTTTATGTTACATCAACAGATACTTTTGGCTCAAGTCTTTATTATTATTTAAATGGCTCGTTTGTCACAAGTTATTTTGGTAGCCCAACTGCAATAAGTGCAACATTTACAACAGTGGCAGGAAATACATATAGATTTGAAGGATATGGTGGTGCTTAATTATTAGACTATGGAAATTTTAAATACATATACACTAAATAATAAAACAATAAACGTAGGCGACCAATTTACTATTGGCGAAGAATACTTACTGTACGTTAATGAAATTTTTGATATTGATGGTTGCGTATATTTAGCAACAAGTACGAATAAAGATACGATTAGCGTTGAAGGTATTTCAATAAATAGAAACATTCTTTCTGCTGAATTATTTATAACTAAGAACGCACATTTATTCGCATAATGAAAGACCCGGCTTACAGCATAAGAAAAGCATATTACGATGCGTTAGTTAATGGAAATATCCAAATAAATGGGGCTGGTGTTAATATTTATGACAATATACCAAATGATGCAGAATATCCATATATACAAGTATCTAATGTTAGTTTAACTGATGAATCTACGAAATCTAATTTCAATACTAATGCAGTTGTAACTATACAAATATTTACAGGTACTGATGGCAATAGCTTTTATAAAAAAGATGCCGATGTTTTATCAAATGCTGTATTACAACTTGTGTTAAATAGGTCTGCGAGATTAGATGGTGGAACAGACTTTGAGATCGTAACAGCCATATTAGAAAATGCAACATATTTAGAAACTCAATACGATGGGTTTTACGAAGTAAGAAAAATAATTAGAATTAGAAACATAGTAGAACAATTATAATCATGGGATTAGTAAACGGAACTAACTTAGTGCTATACATTGATGACGCAGGAACAGATAGAGCCTTCGGTCATTCTCGTAGCTTTACATTAAACTTGGAGGCTTCTCCAATAGATGCGACAACAAGAGATTCAGCAGGATGGTCTGAGTTTATTATTGGACAACGTAGCTTTACAATAGATTTTGAAGGCTTGGTAGATTTTGAAGATATTATCAATATTGAATATCTAAATACTGCTATTGAAAACAGAACAAAATTCTTGGTAAAGTTTACAGATAACCTTGCAGGGCCTTTAGTATTTAATGGCTATTGCTATTTATCAAGCGTGAGTGTTGAAAGTCCAATGGAAGACGTTGTTAGCTACTCTGGAACTTTACAGGGAACTGAAATATTCGCAACAAGTATTGCATAATAAATATTAACAATTTAAAATAACAAAACAATGGGATTAATTAACGGAACAAATTTAACAATTAAAGTAGGTGGTGTGCCTTTATTAAAAGCTACCTCTGCAAGTTTAGAATTATCGGTAGATTTACCAGATGCAACTACAAAAGATTCGGCTGGATGGTCTGAGTTCTTTGCTGGTGTTCGCTCTTGGACTTTATCTTCTGATGGTCTTATCGATTACACAACTTCTGCAAGTGTAGAAACTGACGAATTAGTAGCAATGTTAATTGCTCGTACTGCTGTAACTGTAGAATTTTCTACTTCAACTTCAGGCGACATGAAACTTAGCGGCTCTGCATTCGTATCTTCTATCAGCCAAACTGCTGACATGGAATCACCTTCAGGTTTCAGC